CCGTCTGATATTATACCAGATGAAGTAAATCTCGCATAATATCCAATAGCTCCAGAGCCTCTAACATAAGCCGTAGAATCTACTGAGCCGTCTGCTTTTAAGAATTGTGAAGACGTACCGCTAGTCTTAATAAAAGAAGTTGCGGTTACGCTACTTTCAAAAGTTGCACTTTTATCTGAGTTTAAAGTTAAAGCTCCAACACCTCCGTTTATTTCAAAATGTAAGGTTCCGCTTGCGTTGTAATTTGCAAAAGTCAAACGTGAACCAGAGTGATAAATAGCACCGCTTCCCGCAGTCATTCCAGTAACAAATAAAGCAGAAGCAGTAATTGAACTAGATAAACTTACTGAAGTTCCGTTTAAAGCTCCAGTTAAAGTACCGCCAGTCAAAGGTAAATAATTAGCACCGTTTGCTGGAGTATAACCTAAAATGGTTGCAATGCTTTTATTTTTCCAAAGGCTAGTTGATGATTCGTAAAATAAACCTTCGTTATTCGCTTTAGAAATTATCGAAACATCGTGAATCTCATCTAGCTCATAACCGTTTTGAATCTTAACTTCAATAACTCCCAGAGTAGGGTGCGCTCTTGCAATTACACCTACATAAACTAAGTGAGTTGGAGCAAGTGTTTTTGTTGCGGTATAAGCACCAGCCGTAACACCACTTAAATATAATTGTTGCCCTTCTGTAAAAGCAGAAGTATCTAGGTCAATAACCGAACCAACTAAAACAACATTACCGTTAGAGTTATTCGCAATGTTTGTTTGAACTAATCCCAATGTTTGGGCAGAAGTTGCATCTCCAGTAGCTAAAGCCTTTGCTATGGTTGGTTTATTACCATTAGCTCCATTAATATAAACAACCGTTCCTTTAGTTATTGTAGCTCCACTAGTATTTCTAACAACCAATATTAATTTATCGGCAGAAGCAAGTACTGGAAATGTTTGTAAAGCTCCAGTACCATCTATATATTGAGTAGCATCGCCAATCGGGTCATCAAACTTTGCATTTAATGCGTTTTGTAAATCGGTTTGATTTGACAAAGTGCCAGTAATTGCACCCCATACCGCACTTGAATCTTTAATTTCTACATAAACAGAGCCAGTCCATCTATAAATATAATTGGTATCAATGGTAACATATATCTTACCTGTCTCTCCTGTCGCTGGAAGAGCTGCGTAATTAGCTACTTCTACTACATCATCTACATAAGAGGGTAATTGTGAGCTAGGTACTTTGCCACCTACTAAATCAGCCTTTAAACCTAAAGCCGTGTTTAAGTCGGTTTGGTTAGTTAGCGTTCCTCCGATTTGCCCCCAATTAACTCCGAAGTTTCCTACTAATGAATTGATATTAATCTCAACAACCGTAGGAGTTATGTTTAAAACTATGTCCTCTCTATTGTCTATGATATTGACATCTATTACCTCATCGCTTCCGCTAGAAGTAATCGTAATTAAATTAGTAGTTTCGGTAACTATGATGTCTATAATATCTTCCATTTCTTAGCGTGTTACTTCTGGTGTTACATTAAATCCCCCTTTTACATACGTTCTTACTTCGCCAGTTGACAAAGTAAATTGAATGTCGTAAACGTAATTGTAAACTTCAATGTCGATTATTTGAGCGTTGATTTTGAATAAACCAGATGCTGCGGTTGTAATTGTAATACCAGCCGAGCCAGCCGAAGTTAAAGATAACGTTGGAGTTACATCGTTATAATTCTTTCTAAGTTGCATTCTGATTGTAGCACCAGTTAAATTAATAGCCGTGCCATTCTTTTTAACCTCGAAAGCTACTTCGCTAAAAGTATCGCCTTTTGTATGCGTGAAATTAAGAGCCATTTTCTATTTTATTAAGATAAACCTTTAGTTTTTTAATATTCGATTTTTTAGGCTTATAAGTACCAGCCACCGAAGTCCGACTTTTTATCGGGGAACATATCTGCATTTGAGTTCGTGTTATATTCTGGATAACTAGACATATTAAAAGACATATAATCGATAAATCTACGAGTGTAGTGTTCCGCTATTGAGCGTTCTTTTTCTACCAAAAAATCTACCTCATCTTTATCTACGTTTTGAGCGTTCTCGCTATTATGTTTAAATACTCCCTTGCTTGCGATTGTATAAGCTGCAAACGGTAAGAACTCAACCATAGACCAGTGGATAACCATAGGCTTTATATACACGTTTAAAAGCATTGTGTAAGGGTTAGTTAAGTTACCTGCTACAATACCATCGTTAATCTTGTTAAATAGCTTTGTTCCTAGATAGCCTTGAATATGCGTATCTTGAGCAACTTTAATCCATTGAATAAATTTATCTACATCCAAGTTACCGCTAATTGCAGTAAACTTAACGATGTCATCACGACTTACAAATAATGCTTGTGCCATTTCTTATTTTGGTAAAAATCCTTTATTCGGCATATCAATTGGTTTTTGATATACTTTACTCGGGTTAGTTGGTAAAATCTCTCCAGCTTTTCTTGCTTGTGCTGGTGTTATTTCTTCAGCACCCCTTCTTCGTGGGTCTGTAAATCTTTTGTAAGTTTCTCTTGTCCAAAAGTGATGGCAAGCTCCGCCTCCTTTATATAGAAATATATCGTAAGTATCTGCTCCACGTGGACCAAATCCTTCATTTGTTTTAGGGTTATTACCCATACGAATAATATCTTCTTTACGGTATAGCTTATTAGCCTTAATCATTTTTTGACAAAACTCCCGAGAATCACTTGAAATTGTACCGCTATACCTGTAACGAGATGCAAACAATTTGCCGTCTTGTTCAGACTTTAAATCTGGTCTTGCTACTCCAGTTGTTACAAATTCCCAAGCTTTTGATAACAAAGATTTTTATGGGTTGTTTAAAGCCTCTAGCTCTGCATCTAAGCGTTCTTCATCTTCGTATGATACTAGTCGGCTATCTATTAATTCCCATTCGTTAGGATTCATTTCTGCCCCAAATTCTTCAACATCTAATTCATCAATATGAGCCGATAGTTGTGTAGCAGTTGGTATGTCAGTTCCTTCCGCTTTAGGTGGTAATAAAACCAAATTACGTATTTCGTTTGGTGTCATACTCTCAAGAACCTTAGTAGCAACTAAAGGAGAAAGGCTATTTAATGCTTCGATAATAACGTTACCGCTACCTTCATCCGTTAATTCCCCTTGAGCATCTAAAGGTTGTAAGCTAATAAATATAAGCTTTAACGATATTGTATTAAAACCTAGTATTTTATCTAAAGCTTCTATAATTGTTTGCTGAAATGGTCTGATAACCATATTGTCAAATAAAATAGAAGCATTCTTTAATTCATCTGCATTAGAGCTAAATCCGTTTGCCGAAGGAATACCAAATAGTAAACCACTTGTTACGTTATGCCCTAGTAAAATCTTTCCTCTAGCTTCTTCGCTTAAATATTGGTAATGAGCTGGTGCATCGTTTAAAGGTACATTGTCAATAGTAGTCTTTTTAGTTTCATCGCTATTAAATGAAACAACAATTTTAGCACCGCTTGCACCAGTTAATTTACGTTTAACATCCGCAGCTTGTAAAGACATTTTCTCTTCATCTGGTACTCCGTTATTAAAGTTAATAACCGAAGTAGGCGAGAATCCGTTTTGTACATCGTTAATTAAATAGTCTGCTACCTCTTCTTCTAATTTAGAATAAGGCAAAGCACCCATATAACCTACATTCGAATAGTATTTTTGACCTACGCTATAATCACGAACACAAAGAATCTCTAGCGTTTTATCGCCATAACCAAAAGCCCCAATACGTTTAGGCACAAAGTTTTTAACATCTTGCCAATTATCGGAATAATAATACCCAGTAATTTCGCCTTTCTCATTGCATTTCTCCGCTCTTATTAATTGAGCTGGAACGTGCTCTACTCTTACAATAGCATTCTTTGCCTTGTTATAAATTAATTGAAAATATCCTTGACCTAAAAGCTTGTAATCGGTAATTACACACCGCAAAACTTCCTCTCTGAATAGCATCTTCATCTGAGCATATTCGTTCGGCTTCTTATTTGCATCGGTAGCATCTAAGCCACGACCATAAATCAGTTTATTAATAGAGTTAATAACCGAGTTATTTGTAGTCGAATTATTATATCTGTCAATTAGGTACTGAAAGTAGTCGTTATCATCGCCAAAAGTAACCCAAGCTTCTTTATTAGATTCGTTGGATTTTGGTGGTTTATGCGATTCAAAATTAAATACGTGAACGTTACTCATAGAATATTATGTTTTGTTCGTTTTGAACATACTCGCCTGTATTGACCGAGTAAGTTCCGATTGTTTGGTTAGTGCAAAAAACCTTATCACGATAAATTAATTCATTATTTTGCTGAATAACCATCGTGTAAAAATGCCCTTCTTCTAAAGCTAAAACCTTTGAGAAAGTAAGGTAGTAAGAAACTTGAGTACAAGTAATAGCATACTCAACCGTTACATTTGTTGTTTCATTAGTTAAAAATAGCTTATTGCCCGCATTTCTACGAGTAGGCACAAATTGCACCGTTTGAGCCGTTCCTATTTCTTTTAAAACTATCATTATAGTATAAACGTTTTTTAATATGTTTTGTTTCTAAAATGAAAAAGGGGAAGACATCCGCTCCCCCAGTTTCAAACTCAAACAACAAAACTAATTAAGAACCCGAAGTTACGGTAAAGCCCGCAGCTACTAAGGTAGTTGTTAAGAAGTTAGCTGGTAACGGCTCTTGTCCCATCAAGGTCAAAGTGTAACCGCTCAAATCTCCCATTGCAGCACCAGTCACGATAGTACCGCCAGATACTTCCATACCGTTCTTTAAACCGCAATAGAATAAGTTTCCATTGTTATCTTCTACGATAACTTGAGGACGCGTGTAAGCCAAAAGCTTAATTTGCTTATGGTCTACAATTGATAATTTTTTCAAGGTCAAGTTAATTGTTTGCTCGAAAAAAGTCGTTCCGTTTTCACGGCTAGAGTTAATAGTTTGCTCGAAAGAACTATTACCCTTAAGGTCGTACTTAAATGCTATTGGAGTACCAGCAACCGCAGAGATTGCATCAGTATTTGTAGCATCGTAAGTAACCCCCGTAGCATCGAACTCATTAACAAAGTAAACGGCTTTTAATCCACCATTACTCGTTTTACAAGGCTCAATTCTCCCTAAGGTGATATCACAAGGCATATTGATTTTATTTAAAAAAGTGAAAAATAAGCACCCCGAATTAACGAGGTGCTCTTGAAGCTAATTAGTTAGCAGCGTTAGTGATTCCGTAAGTAACGATATCTTCTACCGCACCGTATTGAACACCAGCAGTCATACGCATAACTACACGTACGTTCTCTGAACCATCAATGTCAGCCATATCAATAACCTTTACAGAAGAAGAATCCATATCAGCTAAAACACCAGTACCAAAGTATAAGTTATCCTTGATAGTAGCGATTGCTTTGTTAGAAGCTAAACCGTTTGCTACAAAGATTTTAACACCATCAAAAGCTAAAGAGCCATTGTTATACCATTGAGTTCCTAAAGAGTTAGTACCGTTAGCACCTAAACCAGAAGCACCAAAACCACCTAAAGCACGAACGTAAGCACGAGCAATGTTTTGAGATACATAAAGGTAAAGACCATCGTTTCCGTAAAGAGCAGCTGGGATAGCATCAACAATCTTGCCTAATTCAGCAACTACGTTAGCAGCAGTTACAGTAGTTCCAGCAACCTCGTTAGCAGCTGGTAAAGCAGCATCAGCAGTTAATAAAGTTACAAAACCATCAAACTCGCCAGCGTTAGCAGTAACACCAGACCAAATGTTAGTCTCGTTCTTAGCAGCAACTTTTGCAGCTACGTGAGCTACTAAGAAATCAGCTAAAGAAGTTGGTAATACATCAAATGCTGAATAACCTTGTTGCGCTGATAACCAATCTGAATGAAAATCTTTCTTGCAAAGTTGTAAGTTAACTTGGAATTCTTCTGGAGTTAAAACACGCTCAGTTAAAGTAACGGTAGAAGTTGCATCGAAATCACAAGTTGCGTTCTTTAAGATTGCATCTGTAGAGATTTTCTTGATAACTTCTTTGTACTTAATTCCTGGTTTAACCATAATTCCACCAGCATCAATAGTTGGTGAAGACAATAATGCAGCGGAAATGATTTGATTCTTAAATTCTCCGCTATAAGAAGTCGTGATACTTGTAGTAGTAGCCATTTTTTAAATTTGTTTGTTAATTATTTTGAAAAAATTTTGTTAAATACTGAATCTTCAATTGAAGAAACTTTGTTTTTACTGATTCTAAATTGTTTTGGAGCAACTCCCGCTTCTGGATTGTGAGCCAAAGGTTGAGCACCTTCTTCAATAGAAGACATTTCAACTTTAAGTGATTCGTTTTCTGCTTTTAATACTGCGTTTTCTTCTTTAATAGAAGAGAACTCTTGACGCAATTTCTCAATTTCAGCAAAGAACGTTTCCTTAGAAACTGATTCCACAATACGTTTAGCTTTTGGAGCTTCATCCGCTAATTCTGGAGCAACCACTTCTTCTGGTGCTTCTTCAATCATTGGAGCTTCTTCCTCTGCCTCTTCTGGAGCGATAGATGCAATAACACCTTCAACCGCTACAACTAAGATGTTTCCATCTTCTAACTTGTACTCGCCAATTGGCATAGCTACAATTCCATCCGCAGTTACAATTCCTACCGAGTAATCAGGCTCAAATGATTCCGCTTCGATTATGGTAATACCATCTTCTAACTTCATTTGTGCAAGCTTAACCTCCATAGAAAGAACCGCCTTAATCTTGTTTAATTTGTTCTTGTATTCCATTTTTATTTATTTGATTAATTAACTTACTCTTACAATAACTCTAGGCTGGTTTGTGTTTACAATCGTTGAACTAGACTGCGAAACTAAAGCTCCTATACCTTGATTAATTAATTCGCCCTTACAACAATCCTTTGAGTAAGTGCCGTCTTCGCAAAGGCAAGCACGAGATGAATCTTGTGGGCTATTATTTTTATTTGCCATCTTTTATAATTTGGATTATTTGATTAATTAGTTTTTCTTCTTCTAAGCTTAAAAGGTTTAATTCTTTTAGCTTATTTCTTGAATAACTTAAAGCAGATTTACCGCCCCATAATAAATAACTTACATAACCACAATCGTTTTGAGAATCTGCATTATCGTAATATGTTTCCGCTCTACTTAAATACGAATACATCCGCTTAATAGTTTCAACAGAAATTGGTTCGCCTTTTGCTAATTGTTGCGCTCTTACTTTGCCAGTTTGAGTAGCACATTTATTACCATTTCTTTCGTTTAATTCAATGCCTTTTTGAGCATTGTTTTTAATCTCATTGCCATAATCAGAATAAGATTCAAGAGCCACCTCTTCAGCCATTTCTAGTTTATCCGCAAAAAATCCCTCAATAGAAAAACCTTTGTATTTACCGCTCTTAACATCTGCCCAAACCTTATCATCTTCTATCTTCATAGAAATCATCCAAGTTCCCTTTGGTAAGCTAAAGCCATACTGCTTAGACTTATCCATATCTGGGTTATCAATAATCCAAGATTCTACTACCGTAGCACCTTCAAATTTAGCCTTGTGTTCTAAGGTAGCGTTTGACTGATTGCCATTCTTTAAAAACAACTCGCTTGCTTGCTTAACCGTAGCCTCGCTAAAGAACACGTAGAACTCATCCTTGCCATTCTTACGATAGATTTGCTTATTAGGAATAAGAGCCGCACCCATAAGGATACGCTTGTCTGCATCTACCTCTGCTAAGTCCATCTTGTACTCTTTATTCAATGCGATAAAATTCTCTTCGATGGCTGGTGCATCTACCAAGCTTACCGCATCAATTCCATCTAAATCCTTTTCGATTATTAATTCGACAATTCTCATAGCCTATAAACGTTTATATTTTGTTTTGTTACATTTTCAAATTACCCAAGACTAGAAGACTTTATAATATTTCTATCTAAAGCTTGCTGCGTTGTTACATCTTGAGAAACTACATAAGCTTTTAAAGGCTTTTGATTCCCAACCGTTTGAGCAATTTGATTAACTCCACCTACTCCAACTACATTAAATGAAGGAGCTTGAGGTGCTGCACTAGATGGTACTCCACCAGCCCCAGAAGAAGCGTTACCCGAAGATAAAATTGCTTTCGCTCTTGATGCTGCACCTAAAACCGCACCGATTTGTTGAGCATAAAATAATGGGAATGCAAATGCAGCTCCGGGACCAGTTGCAGCGGCAGATTTTTGAGCAATATCTAAGCCTTGAATAAATCCTTTAGCAGTACCTACCGCAATATCTAATAATGCAAACGCTTTAGCTTCATCGCTTCCTTGAGCAAATAAAGCACCTAAACCTTGAAGTACTCCTTGTATTGCATCTAGAAATTGTAATTGAGCAGTAAGCCTAGCATCTAAAATCTTTTGCTCATCATCTGCAGCTTTTTGATTTATTTCATTTTGTTTTTTTGCTCTTTGAATATCAAGCAAAGCATACAAATTATTTCTTTCGCCTCCAGCCGTTGTAATTCTATCAATTTCTTCTCTTTGTCTTCTATACCAAAGATTTAGTTTTTGTTGCTCTGATTCCGCATTTACATTTTCAGCTTCTGCAATATATTGTTTTTCTAATTCGGCTATTTTCTTTTGTTGCTCATCGTAAGCAAAAAGCTCATCAATTAATGCTTGAGTATATTTATCTAAATATTCATCGTTAGCCTTTGTCTTTTCTTTTACCTCTGTTTTATGAGTTGTTACTCTGGTTTTAGAATTAGCTTTTTCTGTTTTAGTTAAATCATTTGACCCATCTGTAAAACGTTTGTTAGTTTCTTGAAAGTCTTTAACCGCCGCAGTCCAGCTTCCACTTAATTGGTCATATCCTTTGCTTAATGAATCAAAGTCAAGTGTGAAAATACCTTTCAGTATATTCCCAGCACCCATACCAACATTTTTAAGCAATGTAAATAAGCCAAATAAACTAGAATAAAATATACCAACTCCTTTAGTTATATAAGGCAAAGCAGTTAAAGCAAGCTCAATAAAAGCATCTAGCAATGGCTCAAATACTTTCATTATACCACCAAGAATTTTCTCCAAGCCAATAAATAAAGGCTGGAGTTTCTTCATTGCGGTTTCAGATTCAGTAAACGCAGCAACTAAACCACCAACTGCAAGAACGATAAGCCCTATACCAGTTGCTTTTAAAGCAGAACCGAAAGACTGAGTTGCTACCTTTGCTTTATTTAAAGCTCCACCAAGCATACCTACTGGACCACCAGCCATTTCTAAGGTATCTATCCAATCACTAGAAACGTTTTTAGCTGACTTAATTTTGTCTTCTAAGTCATCTATCTGATTAAATAAGTTCTTAAACTCTTCAGTACCTACGGCAGTATTTTTTAATTCTCTTTTTAAAGCTTTTAATTGAGAAATAGAGCCTTCGATATTATTGTTTACATTAATATCTACTTCTATTGACTTTGCCATTTGTAGTTACGTTTAATTTGTTTAAGCCCTTTTATAAATGTATTTGGTAATTCATATTTTCCTTTGGCAATTTCTATTACCTCGCTTTTATTATAATGCTCTAAAACACTTAGCATTTCTATAATTTTCTTTATCATATTGTTCTAAAGTCTGTTAGTAATTCAAATTGAACCTCGCCAGTTGTTAAATCAGTTGTAAACTGGTTAATAGTGTATCGTTTATCTCTAATAATTACTCTATCGTTTACTTTTAAATTAGTCAAAAGGCTAATTGGTAAAACTGCATTTATTTTAAATATCCTTGACTTAATGCCAAATATGTTATTAAGATAATTAGCGTAATAGTTATTAAATAAAGATTGATTTTCTATTGCGTTAGTGTAGGTTGATTGTTCAGCTCCAAAGTTTAGCGTATAATCTACGGCACTTATTAGCGTATCTTGACCAAATATATTAGCAGAAGTTACGCTTGTTGTAGAAGTTCCATCATTAAATTTATAAGCCGAAGTTGTTTGCGTAGAACCATAATCGTAGAGTATTACAGGCTTTGGTATAAATGGTGTTAAATCGGATTTTAAAGCAAATCCTACCTGTAAATTTGTGCCTGTATACTTTGTATGTAACATAGTTTCAAACGGAAGCTCTATTGTGTATTCTTCGCCATCGTTATCTAATTCATAATACAAATCTCCATAAGGCACACTTGAGCGAGACATAAATTCTACGTTCAAAAACGATTCAGCTTTTTGGTATTTAAAGTTTACCTTTTTGTATGCCTTAGAACGTTCAATATCTATAACATCGTTTACAATATATTGCGTTATATCCCTAGTTGTTCCGCTTGCATACCAGCCCTCTAATTGCTCAATTCTAAAAATACCGCTTACATCTGAGTAACAAGTAAGATTAAACATCTTCAAAATTCCACTAAAGAACTCTTCGATTGTCATCTCTGGCATATATTCATTTATAGCCATTGTAGTCGTTGTAGTCTGGGTAGTTGATTGCGTTACCGTTAAGTCGGTTACTTTGGTGTACGTTCCACCTATTAGCGTTCCTGTTTCGTAATAGTAAACGCTTGTAAACGATATAGCAGCAGTACTTGCAATATAAAACGTATAAGCTCCAGAATCTCCTAATGGTACTTCTAAGTACATAGGGCTATTTTGAGTTAAATAGCTTTGCGTATTAACTACAACACCATCCTTATAAACGTAAAAGAAAAACTCTTTAGCATCTTGTCCCACACTAGGAACGCTAAAAGTGATTGTAATATTTGACTTAAATTGATATTCGGGTAACGTAGGCTTTACATAGTTAAGCGTATCGCTAAATACGTTAAATATGCCTTGAGTTCCAGTCGTAGAAGTATTAGTTTGAAAGTTTAATTTATTAGCCGTTGTTTTAAGTTCAAATACATCACTATTTTTAAGCCATAAAAAAGCTCTAGTAAATCTTGCATCGCTTAAAAAATCGCCTTGAAAAGTTACACCAAGTGAGGAGGCTATTGCATCAAATACTTTTTTTACTCTTATAGCTGGAAATAAATCTGAATAATATATTGGAGTAGCGGTTTGCGATATATCCCAATTATCAAACGTAGTTCCGCTTCCTCCATATCTCCAAGCATTTTTCGAAGATATTAAAGGAAACATTACATCTGTACCAGCCAAAGCCGTAACACGATTCTTAACAACTGCACCTGTATAGGTAAAATTGTTTGCGCTTAAATCTAAATCTCTTAGGAACTTACCACCAAAGGCATCTTTTAAAGAAACTAAAGCACCAAAGAAAGTAATTTGATAGTTATCTATTTTGCCATCTTTATAACTTGCTTTCTCTAGTTGTACTTTGCCTTTTCTAAATGAAGAATAATCTAGTTCTATGTAGCCATTCTTTCGCGTTCTAGCGTCGAATCCATTGTCTAATGAGTTCTCGTACCAGTGCTTAAATATCTGGTTGTTATGGGGAGTTGCTGGGATAGTAAACGACTGGCTAAAATCTGTAAAGACTTTAGAGATATCGTTTACATTTTGAATATTACTTGTAACGGTTATTTTCTCGTCATCAAATAGCTCTATCCTTTGTGGTTCTCCACTCGCATCGTAAATATAAAGTAGAACGTTAATCATTAAACTACATCGTTAATAAGTGAGAATGCGTAATCGAATTGAATCTCGTAATTTATGTTTTTATCCTTTAAGCTAGTCTTTAAATCGGTAGCGGTAGTCTTTACTTCTACTGGCACTCCATCTAAAAGAATCGTCTCAGCTAGAAGCAAATCTTGGATAAGCTCATTATAGTTTTCGGGAAGCCATCCAGTATTTAATCTTACGCTTTGGCTACCATTAATATTAAACGACTTTGTTTGCGCTCTAGCTACGTTATAATCTACCGAATCGGGCAATAGCTTAAATGTAGTTCCCATCGTTTGTATACTATTCGTTTGAGCCTTAAAGAAAGTCAAGAACTGCCAACCTCCATACCTATTAATAAACTGGCATTGAATCGGATTATACTTTGGCTCACAAACTGGTGTCACAATTATTTGAGCAATTGTGTCAGTATATTCTCCAGTCGGCTTCCATAAAATGGTGCAAGTATTACCTTTGTCGTATTTAATGCTAGTCGTTCTTAAAGGTATTTTGTAAAGTTTTGCGCCATCTCTAGCAATTGTAACTATAACCTCGTTTCTGCCTCTTAAATCTTTATAGGATACCGTTAAAGTTGAAGGGCTTACATTGTTAGCCCATACATTTATATAAGGATAATTAGCCTCCGCTATTCCTTCTTCGTAAAAATATTCTAGGCTTGTGTTAGCAAGAGGCAAAATAGTAGCAGTTGAACCGCTTTGATTATAACCTCCAGAATAATTTGTATATCCA